GCCACCCAAGGACAGCCCAGGTCATTCTGGCTACTCGCCTGTAAAAATTTTCTCAACTTTTGTGAACAAAAGGAACACAGATGGATTGGATATCAGAAGACTCAATGGAAGCCCTAGAAGAGGCTATGGATCTCGCTACAGAGTACAGCGACAAAATGCGAGCGTTTCGCTCAGGGCTTATCGAGCCTGAACTACGCAAGTTTCAGCTTGCAGCACACCAAGCGTATGACTTGTTCTCAAGCAGAGAGAAGACTGTGTTTATGATGCGACTCAAAAATCATTCGTTCCCACTGATAGCATCTCAGATAGGTGTAAGCGTATCATCTGCGAAGACCTACTGGAGACGATGTCTATCCAAGTGCAATGGGCTGTTTCAGGATGTAACCTTTAGCGATATTATTGATGAGTAAACAAAAGACAGGCTACAAAGCCAAGAATATTGACCCAAACAAGGTTCAGATGTTAGCTACATTCGGATGTAGTATCACTGAGATAGCACGATTCTTCGCAGTAGACGAATCCACTATCCGCAACAAGTTCAGAGATGAGATTCAGGTCGGCAAGGAGCAAATGAAGATAAAACTCAGACAGCTCCAATGGAAGCACGCAGAGAATGGCAATACCGCACTTTTGATATTCCTAGGTAAGCAATACCTTGGACAATCTGAGAAGAACGAGGTAGAGATGTTCGGAAACATGGAAGCAGTCCTGCGTGAGTGTGGATTCGAAGACAGTCCTATAGAAAAAGCGTATGAAGAGGTAACGAGCAATCAAGATACTCAACCGAAAAAAGCTTTGGAAGTTGGTAGGGTATGAACCTACTGACAATCAGTTAGCAGTCCATAATTCAAAAGCACGATTTCGTGTAAACATCCAAGGCAGACGTAGTGGTAAATCCTACGGAGCTGCCATGGAGATACTGCCATACCTACTTTCGCCTAAAACGAGAGGATGGATAGTAGCTCCTAACTACGATATGTGCGATAAGATCGCTAGGCTTGTCAAAGAAGCCATTATGATGAAACTTAGGTTTCCTATCGTAGCAAAGAAGGAGATATCAGGACAGCTATACTACGCAAAGCTTGGAGGACTGGAGTCTGAGATTGCGATACGCTCGGCAGACAACCTTGATTCTCTCGTTGGAGAAGGTTTGGACTATATGGTCATTGACGAAGCTGCGAGCATCAAGAAGATTACCTGGGAGCAATATCTGAGACCAACGCTGTCCGATAGAGAGGGTTGGGCGTTATTTACGAGTACTCCTCGTGGATTCAACTGGCTACATGACTTATGGTCTAGGGGAAAAGATAAGAATTACACAGATTGGGAATCATGGCAACATCCATCGACAGATTCGCCATACTTCAAAGACGATGTCGAACAACTTAAAAAGGAGCTTACCTATGAAACATTTGCTCAAGAGTATATGGCAGCGTTTACGACCTTCTCAGGAAAGGTCTACGACCTACAACGAGACATCCATGTCAGAGACGACATACAATATAACGATTCCTTACCAACATACTGCTCAATCGACTTCGGATATCGTATGCCCTCAGTGGGGTGGTATCAGGTGGACTTCAACTACGAAAAGCCTAGGGTCTACGTTATCGATGAGATTTGTTTCGAAGAGAACATAAGGACTGAAGAACTCGCACGCATGATCAGAGAAAAGCAATATCCAGTCCTAACGTACTACGGAGACCCTGCAGGTGCAGGTACGCAGGCTCAGTCAGGTATCGGAGATATCGAGATATTTCGTCAGCATGGCATGAGAGTTCGTTATAAGACCGATAGGATATCACGCAATATACCCAATGGTGTATCTTTGGTCAGGTCATGGTTCGAAGATGCGAATGGAGACCCACATATATTCTTCTCATCGAAATGTACAGGAGCTATAGAAAGCGTTGAGAACTACAGGTATCCTGAGAAGAAAGCAGAACAAAGATTGAAAGAAGAACCCCTAAAGGATGGTAGGTACGATCACTTCAACGACCAAATGAGGTACTTCTTCGTAAACCTATTCGGTATTAAACAGAAACAGGCAGGAGTTATAGACTGGTGATTATAGATAGTTTATCCAAAACAGCGGTGATCGATGCACTTTCAGATCACCTTGCGGTCGTAGAGACAGAGCGCACAAAAGAACGAGAGATGTACCTCGATTTTTACGAGGGTCTCAATATGGAGCATTACATAGGTAAGTTCTTTGGAAACGATACATTGAGGCAAGTCCCATTGTTCCAACAGAATCTTACACGAAGGGTGGCAAAAGCCAGAAGTATGGCTTACAAAAGACCACCTAAGATGAATGCATCTGATATTTACATGAACAGCATTGATACTGCTGACTTGAACTCTAAGCGCAGAAACTTAGAGGCTTTAACATTCCTACTCGGAACTATGGCGTTTAAGTCTAAGTGGAACGAGTCCTTACAAAGAGTTCAGTATGATATGCTCCCATTCTTTGAGCCTATGTTCTTAAAGGGAGAACAGAAACCATTTGGCGTGATATACGCACTACAAAACCAGGGAGACTCTCGAATAGAGGAAGAAGAATTCGTAGTTTGGACAGAAGAGCGTGAAGGCTTGGCTGCCAGACACTTTGGAATGAAAGGTGACGGAGAAGTCATTCACTATAATGCAAATGACGAGAACCCTTATGGACTGTTGCCTGTTACATTCTGCCATCGTGGTTCAGTCGTTAGAGACTGGTTCACCAACGGAGCCGAAGATGTGGTTAAAGCAGATTTATCGGTCAGTGTAGCTATGACAGAACTAGCGTTGGCTATTCGTTTTGGAGCTATCGGTATCAAATTCATCACAGGCGTTGATGATGCTTCTCGTATTGAGATTGGTGTCGATAAGATATTATACCTGCCTGAAGGCTCCAACTTCGGTGTTACTGCTCCTGAAGGTAAACTATCAGAAATCATCGAATCGGTGAAGTTTATGGTAGCAGCAACGCTTAATAATAATCATCTTAGAATAAAATGGGCTGATAGTCATGGTAATGCACCATCAGGTGAAGCACTTAGGATACAAGAACTTGAGAACGTAGAAGAGCGTATTGGTGCTATTGAGGATACATGGAGACCATGGGAACGCCAACGATACGAAGTGGACAAGCGGATTATTGAGGTAAAGACTGGTAGAAGAGTTCCTGAAGACTATTCAGTGGACTTCACAGAACCTACCTATCCACTTAGCCCTAAAGACGAAATGATGTATTACGATTGGTTATGGAAGAATGGACTTGATACTAAAGCCAACTTCCTTATGTCCAAAGACCCAGACCTTACACATGAGATGGCTCAGGAGAAGATAAAGAAAGCCGAAGAAGAAATGAGCCAAGGTAGTGCATTGGTTACTAGGCTTTTAGGTAATGGATGATATCATAGATGGTGTTGTAGCTGATTTTCAATCAGACCTAGAACAAGCCATAGACCAATTCTCAGAAGAAGCCAAGGAGCTTGAAGACCAAGGTCTATCCTACGAGCAGATCCTAGCTGCGCTCGGTGTCCTATCGATTGCAGATTACATTTTACAAGATTTACGAATGCAAGGTACTATCAATCGCTACATGGCAGGAATCGATGCTATCTTTCAAGGCAAGGCATTGTTCGGTCAAATGACACAAGCTGAAGTATTAGCACTGCGCAATATGTTCAACAGTTCTATCAGTAATTATATTATCTCTCTTGGTGATGAGATTCGCTACACAGTCGCAAGTGGCATAGGCAGAGGGTTGGCATTGCCTGAAATCAAATCCCTCGTCAAGCGTAATCTGTCTCTTCTGCCTAGTGCTACCGAAAGACACATAACGACTACGATGGCTACATTCTCAAGAGCAA